TCAGTAGAAATAAATCCTTCTTATTTAGATACAGAATGGGAAAAATTTAAAGTAGAAAATGAACAAGATGATGAAAATCCTACATCAATGTTTATTACTCAAAATATACATAATCCTTTTTCTAATGAATATATAGAATCATATCAAAAAGAAATAGGATTATCTTCTACAGATGAGAATTTAAATGATTTAAATACTAAGGTAGCAATACTACAAAATGCATTTAGAGGCTCTACAGTGAAGTTTAATGCAGATTTACCTGATAATGTATACGGAAGGGTTAAAGGCAAAGATGTAGAGCTTAATCCAAGAAAAGTAAAAGATGATACTGTTATTCATGAATTTGGACATATCTTTATAGATTCTCTTGGAGGAATGTCTAATAACTTTATAAAAAGAGGAAGAAGATTACTGAAAGGTTCTAAAGTAGAGAAAGAAGTATCAAAGAATTATGATAATATAGATCAAGAAACATTAGATAAAGAAATATTAGCTACTGCAATAGGTAGAGAAGGTGCAGATTTATATAACTTAAAGAAAGAATCACCATTTAAGGCATGGTTAAAAATATTCTTCAATAAGATAAAATTAATGTTTCATATAGGAGGTAGTGTAGCATTAGATATGGCTAATCAAATGCTAACAAATAATATTAAAGAGTATAACAAACAAGTAACATATTCTAAATCATGGCAATATTCTAAAGTAAAAGAACACGATAATATTTTAGATAAAAAAGACGATATTAAAAATTGGTTTAGTACAATTAAAAATTTATTTGTTTTAAGAAATGATTTTGAAAATTCTGATATAAAAAAAGGAGAAATCTCTAATATTGAAAAAATGTTAGAAGATAAAAATTCTGCTAGAAATATATTAGATAGTTTATATTCTAAAATAAATCCTACGAAAATAGGAAGTAGAATAAAACAAGATGAATTATTAAAAGCAATAGATAATATTAAGAAAAATAAAGATATTATTAAAGGATTAACTAAAGATGGTAAAACTGTAGATGTTGATTCGGGAGATGAATATGAAAAATATATAAATATAATAACTGGTAAAACTTACGAAAGAGTATCTAAAGAAATTTCTAATTCTGAATTTCCAGAAAAAAAACTTAAAGGTGAAAGCATATCTGATTTTGAAAATAGATTGAGAGATTTAGGTAAAACTGAAAGTGAAATATATCAAGCTAAACTAGTAAATTCATCTACAGAAATAGGAACAAAAATAGATAGTATTGTAAGAGATTTTTTCGATAAAGGGGTAAAAGATTATTCTAAATATAATATTTCAAGTAAAGAAATATTTGATAATTTTATAGACTCTTTAAAAGAATTAAAAAAACGATTCGATGCCAACAACGAAACCGTTATCTCAAATGGAATTGTTGTGTACGATGATAGATCTGGTATTGCTGGTACATTGGATATACTTACTTATACAAACGATGGTAGAATTCATATATACGATATGAAATCTATGCGAGGTGAAAATTTCAAAGATGAGCATTTTGGAATAAAATATGATTCTAAAACAGCATTTGAAATGAGCGATGATTTAAACGATAAAGGAAAACCAGATTATACTGTAATAAAAGGTAAAACTATAGATTCAAAAAGAGAAAAACATCAAAAACAATTATCGGCTTATAATATCGCATTAAATAATACTTTTGGAATAGCTGCAACATCTATAAATGTAATACCCATAGAAGTAAACTATGAATCTGGCGAAACTAAAACAAGTAAATTAGATTTAAAACCAATAATAAAGTTAGAAAAATTAAGTTCTGTTGGAAATATAAAATTTAATGCATCTAAAACAAGAAAAAATATATCTTTATCAAAAGAAGAAAAATCCGCATATGATTCTATAATAAAAATTAGAAATCATGTAGAAAAGCCAGATAATAAACGAAATGAGGAGTCCTTTGATAATGATACAATATCCGTAGAATTAAAAGAATTGAAACGTAAATTATTAGATAGAATGATAATTTTACGTAATAAATATAAATACAATAAGAATGAAAAATTCAAGGAGGGTATTGAAAATATAATAACTGAATTAGAAAAGAATAACAATATAGATTCTTTAAACTCTTATATAAACGAAGCTCTTAAACAAGCATCTAGATTGCAAAAAAGATTAAGTAAACTAAGCGATGAAAATAGAGTAGATGCTGATATACTAAATAAAATAAGAGTTTATATTGGAGCATTTGATATGCTGTCTGATATAAGAAGGGAAGTTAAAAGACTATACGATTTAAAACAAATCGATAAAAAAACAAGAAAAGAATTTTATAAAAAAATAAATAAATCCGAGAATAAATTAAATGCTGTTAAATCACAATACGAGTTATTGCAAGATGATGTAATTGCTGATACAGTTATGAAACATTCTACTAGAGTAGAATATACTTACAGATTAAGATTTGGAAGACAATTTAACGTTGAAAATGCTAATGGAAAAATAAGTAAAGTTGAAAAAGAAAAATATATCAATAATAAATTAGATGAATATAAAGAGGAAATATATAAACATAGATTAGAGTATGCTAGAAGTATTGTAAAGAAAGCTAAAGGTGATATAAGTGCCGTAGAATTATGGGCAGTAGATCCTAAAAACTTAGATGATGAATATGTAGCTACAACTATAAAATTACTTGAAAATTCAGATTATAAAACAAATCATAGTTTTATAGATAAACGTAATAAAATCTATGCTATTTATAAAAAATTAAAGGATTATAAAGGTGGAGAATCAGATCAACAAAAACTTTACGATGAGATTATTGAAAAAGTTAATGGTAAAAGAACAAATCATTATGTAGGTAAATATCTTAGTACAATGCAAGAAGATTTATCTAAATTGTATGAAAAACATAAAGATGAATTAGATGAAAATGGAAGACTTCCTTATAAAATATGGAAAGAATTTAATGATTCTAAAAGTTCTTATATAAATCCACAATGGATAGCTTTGCAAGAAATGGATAGAGATAATCCTGTAAGAGCAATGTACGATGCTATAATGGATTTAAACAAACAAAAAGATGAATCTGTAAATCCTAATTATAGATTAGCATTATACGAAAAAGAATTATATAGTGAATATTCTGATAATGCAGATCGTATTAATGAAGTTACATATAGAATGCCTTCTATTGAAAAAACAACAATAGAGAGATCCAAAGAACAAGGTCCACTTGTAGCATTAAAAGAAGGTATTAGAGATGCTTTTGTAAAAGATACTAATTATATAGAATCTGGAGCAGATTCGGATGTTGTAGCAAATAGAAATTTAAAAGGAATAATTGTTGATGAAAAAGGAGAGGAAGCTAAAGTAATACCTTTACATTATAGGAATAGATTAAAAAAAGATGATCAACAATCATACGACATTGTTAGTGTAGCATTACAAGATTTTTATAATGTTGAAAACTTTAAAAATAAAGATTCTGTAAAAGGAATACTTGAAGTAATGCGAGAAAGATTTAAAAGTAGAGATGTCGAAATTAAACGAGGAGGTAAATGGTTATCTAATATATTCGGTTCAGAAGAATCAATTTATTCCAAAAAAGGAATTGATACTAATATTTATAAAGCATTACAGTCGCTTATAGATAATAGACTATATGGTATTACTACTATTGATATGGGTGATGTACAATTTAAAGATAAGTCTATTAGTTATAATAAATTAGCTAGATTAATTATGAATTGGACAGGTGGAGTAATGTTAAAATTTAATAAGATTGCAGGTATAAATAACTTAATGCAGGGTAAATATCAAAATTTTCTTGAAGGTGCGGCTAACAATCATTTCGGATTAAAAAATATAAGACATGCTGAAGGATTATACACCAAAGATATATTTAATATGTTAGCTGATATGAATAGATATGTACCTATGTCTAAAACAAATTTACTTATAGAGTATTTTGATGCATTTGCTGATTTTGAAGGGTTGAGACACCATTTCTCGGATGATAATATTACAAAACGTTTGTTAAACACTGGTGTCGGATATGCTTATTCTAATATGGGAGAACATTATATTCAAGGAACTGCCATGTATTCTGTATTAGACAATATTAAAGTTAAAACAGCAGACGGTGAGCAGATACCTTTACACAAAGCTTATGAAGTTATTAATGGAAAATTAGTTCTTAAAAAAGGGATTAAGATTGATAGTGATTTTGAAACTCAGGTAGGAATAAAAATTAAGGAAGTAATAAAACAATTACATGGTAACTATGATAAGAGAAATCAAGCCATGTTACAAAGATATGTTAGTGGAAAATTTGTTTTTATGCTTAGAAAATGGATAGTTGCAGGAACACAACGAAGATGGAGAGGATTAGGGAAAGCATTTAATAAAGATATGGATATATCTTATAATCATTTTCTACAAGAAAATGCAGAAGGTTATTATACTACAGCAGTAAGAATTGGTTTTGCAAAACTAAAAAAAATATTTATTAAAGATATTGACAATTTGCAACAAAGTTTAACAACTACAAAATGGAGCGAATTAACTGATTTAGAAAAAGGAAACATTAAAAAAACAGTTATTGATTTTGCTACTAAATCATTATTACTTGCAATGGCAAGTATGTTTGCAGGGTTAGCAAAAGGTGCTTTGACAGATGATGATAAAGATTTATTTTATACATTAGCTTATTATAGCAGAAGACAATACTCAGAAATAGCTTTTTATAGTGATGTTGGACAAGGATTAAAAGTTCTTCAAACTCCTTTTGCATCTATAAATATACTTCAGAAAACAGGAGAATTAGTTGATTTAGCAATGTTTAATCCTTCTAAAAGATATATAAGAGGTCCTCATGCAGGCGAATTGAAAATTAAAAGAAAAACCTATAAAGTATTACCTATACTGTCCCAAGTCGATAGAAGTGTTAGAGAAATGTATAAATGGTTGTCTAGACCTATATTTTAATTAATTTACTTTAAACAATTTCTTATTGGGACATTATAATCCCTTATTGGGACATATTAATATAATATGTCCCATAAGGTCTTCCCAATAAACACTATTAACGAAAGTAATAGAAATCTACACAACCAAAATACTATTATATAAGGAATTAATCCATAGCTAAAAATAAGATAGACTAATTCTATACATACAACAGTAAATAAGATTGCTACGCAAAAGACAATAATTATTGGTATTATCTTTTTCATATTTCTATTGCTTTTATAGGTTTCTCAACAAAAATAAAAAGAAAAAGGAGAAGTTAATAAAATCTCACTAAAATTAATTCTCCTTTTTCCATTATTAACTTAAAAACTAAATAATTATGAAATTATTTAACCTTTATTACTATCTTACCATTTGATAAGATAATTAGCTACATCTTCATTTAAAGATATAGCAATTTCTTTTAGACATGTATTTACTTTACTAAAAGGTTTACTTCCAAAAAAACCTCTATGAGCCGAAAGAGGAGATGGGTGAACTGATTGAATAACAAGATTGTATTCTTTAAATATAGGAATAAATCTTTTAGCATGGTTTCCCCAACATACATATACTATTCCAGCTTTTGTTTCAGCTAATTTTTCAAAAAGATTTTTAGTAAAGTTTTTCCATAAATTAGAATGCGAACCAGGCTTACCTTCTTCTACTGTTAAAGCTGTATTAATAAGAAGTATTCCCTGTTTAGCCCAACTTTCCAGAGTATAATCAAATGTAAGATTTAAGCCTTTGTATGCATCATTCTCTAATTCTTTATGGATATTTTGTAAACTTTTAGGTATGTTTCCATTGCCCTTATAAGCAAAAGCTAATCCATTAGCATTGCCTTCTGTAGGATATGGATCCATACCTATTATTACAACTTTTAATTTATCTAAAGGACATAATTTAAATGCTCTAAATATATTTTGTTTTTCTGGAAATACCTTAACATTAAAAGATTTTCTTCTATTGTTAAGGTATTGACCGAGTTTAGTAAATTCTTCGCTTTCTAGATAATCAGATAATAATTCATACCAATCATCACCCATTCTATCAGCTAGAATAATATTTTTATTCTTCATCAAAGTTATCTTTTACTATATTAATTTCAATATCTCTATTATAAACTTCTTCTTCTTCTATAGGAATACTATAATATTCTTGCTTTTCAGACAGTTTTAAATCTATTTTATCTTCTATTCGTTTTTTCTGAAGCTTTGTTTTGTATAATATACCATAAGTTATAGTCCTATAAATATCTTCTGTGGACAATAACTGGTTACCTATATTGAAACTTAATACTGTTTTCTTATAATCATCTGGAAATTTTGAATATTTTCCTTTTTTAAATAACTCGAATATTTTCTTTTGTCTATCGGTCATATTAAAAACATACATTACATGATAATTATCTAAATCAATAGTTCTATCATATAAAGGATGTTTTTGTAGATTTTTTTCAAATTTTAAATATTCTGCTGTAGGGATAAATCTATATACTAAATATATGCTATCCATATATCCAGTATCAATTGTTCCTACATAGCAATTAATAAAATTTTCTTTATATCTAAAATAATCTTTATTCTCTTTTGTAACTTTAAGCATCGGAAATATTAATCTCGATGCTTTAGTTAATACTGAAGAATAAAATGTATAAGTAGTACCTTTTTCTATTTTATTTATCTTAAAAGGTATTTTTCTAGTTTTAATAGCATTTATTTTGATAATATCTCCTAATGAAAATTTTCTATCACCTATTGTTACAGAAACAATTTCATTATTTTCATTTTTATCTTCTTTAATGCTACTTAACAAATGATAATGTAGCGTAACATTTCTTATGTTATTCATAACAAACCTTACCTCACCCTCACTTTCCAACGTTTTATTATCTATTGTCATTATATTATAATTAATTTACCACTTTATATTAACTTCGTCAATGCATTCTTCTACAGGAATATATAATTGAGGAATAGGTATTTCTGGAACATATCCTATTTCTCTAATCATATCTTCATCAGTCTTCAACAAATATACTAAATAAAATGTTTCACTAAACTTACAAGTACCTTTTATTTTTCCATATTTTTCAATATATTTGGATAATATATGTTGTTCTGTAGAAATATCATCATTTTCCCATTCTTTTAACCATTTTTCTGCTGTTTTAGGACCTACTTTTTCAATACCTGATATACTATCAGTACTATCTCCCGTAAGCCACTGAGTATAAAGGAATAAAGTAGCATCATTTAAAGTAGTACTTAAATAACCTTTACTTTCAAATTGACCTTCAATTTTATTACCTTCTTTATCTCTTTTAGCAACAAGTTGATAATTATAATGTGTACCATGACATTGTTTAATAACATCTTTATCTGGGCTACAAATTATTGAATTTTCAAATTTGTTTGCAAAATAAGCTACACAATCATCAGCTTCTAATTCAGGTATTGACACAGCAAAATACTTTTCTTTCATATAAGAACGTAAAGTATTAAACCAAGTTTGTTTAACTTTATCTTTTCTATTTCCTTTGTAAGGAGAAGACTTTGCTTTTTTATACCTAAAGCATTTTCCTTCTGTTAAAAATAAAATATATCTATTACAATTGGTTTCATTAAATATCCTCTCTAATCGATTGTTTAAACCTTGTATGGCATCTTCAACAGATTCTTTATATGCTTCATAATATAGAAGACTATCTGCATCTATTAATAATGTATTAACGGATAATATTTTTTCATTATTCATATTTAATTTTTTAAATCTATCCCTGCCAACAGACAGGAATAGATTATGTGTTAATTTTACAAATTACCAAAATCAACCTCAGATTCAATTTCAACATCATCCTGAGTAGTATCTTCTTCAACTAATTCATCGGCATCTATTAATTCAAAATCATCTTCAATTTGATACTTTGTTTTTATACCTTTTAATTTTTCGTGTTTAAATATTCTATCTACTTGCGAAGGTTTCAATCCATAGATTTCTTCAATACTTCTTAAAGTAGGAGAATAATTTTTACTACTCTTTTTCCTAGTTGCACCAGAATGTAAATAATTTATAACATCTTGTATAACAATTCTCTTTTTTTGTAGTTCTACAGGAGTTTCAGATATGTTTTCTGTTCCTATTACTTCATTGTTTTGTAATTCCATATTTAAATTTATTTTAATAAGTTATTATATTTTTTAATTATTTTATCGTTTAGTTTTTTATGATTCGTAATATATTTATTAGCTACGTTACTAATTTTATCTTTTATTGCATCTAATTCTGAAAAAGATGATGCTTTATTTAAAGATTTAAAATGTAAATTATTATTTGAAAATACTATTTTATTAATTTCAGAAAGACTCATTGTTATAATTTCGATACCTTCATTTAGAATTGGTTTTTTAACATACTTTCTATAATTTGGTCGTAATAATCTAAATTTTTCACTTGTTCTTGGAATATCGAAATCATCTCTAACAATAAGTTTTAGTACTCTATTATCAATTTCTTTTTGCATCAATATACATTGTCTAATATATCTAATGTATTTTCTTTTTGTACATAAAAAATATATAGGTTCACTATAGTGTTTATGATCTCTAAACAAAGTATAGAATGCTTTCGTATATTTATAATTTGCAATATAAACAGGGTCTGTACCAATACAATATTTATGAGAACTATCTTCCAGTTCGTAATATGCCACTGCCCTACACCAAGTATATGTAGAAATAAAATTAGAATAAAAATCTGTTAATGAAGAATAAAAATTATTTATAATTTCAGAATTTGTTAAAGAGTCACTATTTTTTGCTATAGTTTTATTAAAACAATTTACATACATTAATGGTACATATTCACTATTATAATTAAAAATTATATTAGAATTAAGTCTATTTAACTCGCGTATATTATCATAATTATAAGTATAAAAATTAGCATATATTTTCATATTCTTTGTTTATAAAATCCATATTCATTACAGGTAGATCAATTTTTGTTAAAAAAGGAATATTTCTCACTAATGAATTAGATATGTAGTTAGACATATAATTATTAAATAGTGCAGTCATCATTCCTGCTATAATCATACTACAATAAGTAGTTGCTTTATAGGAACAAGGTGCATCGGCTACTTCTGAATCGTCCCATAAATAAGTTCTATAATTAGAAATAGTTTCATCATTATATACTAAAAATATTTGCATTGATTCAGCTAATAATCTACCATCTATAAATACAAATGGTTCGTTAGTATTATTTTTTAAAGAGTTAGCTCTATATTCAACCCATTTTTCAAACATTAATTTTCTAGAACTTAAATTATCGAAAGCAGAAAACGTTATTGGTGAACACATAGAATCTTTATCATAACGCACATTAAATGTAGTTATATATTCATTTGTAAATAATTCAACATTGTCTCTTACTCTAGATACTTTTGAATCATTTATTTGGTTGACTTGATAAAATTGACCAGCCATATTAACCTCATTTATTATATCATTATCATATATAGCAATTTTACATTCTTGTCTAGCTAAACTTAGTGCTAACCAACTACCGATACCTCCTGCACCGCCAATTAAAACCTGAGTCTTAGGTTTATACCATATAGCATCAGAAAATCTAACGGTTTTTTGATTTATTTCTTTATTCATAATATGTTTAATTTGAAATATTTATATATATAAATTCCTCAGATAATTCTATAGATATATCATAAAAAGAATTTAATATTATCTTTACAAAATTATTGTCTTTATATTTCTTGTTTTTTAGATAATTTTGTATTTTGCTAATTAAATATAATTGTTCTATTTCAATATCACTGTAATTTATATTAAACTCAGACTCTATTGTCGATTCAAAATTAGTTCTTAACAATTCCTCAATGTCATCTTGTAATGAAACATCTATATTTCTATAAGCATTTACAATAGAATCAAAACTATTAAACTTTTTATTTTCTTTTAACAATTCAAATAAAAATAATTCTACTTGTTTATTATCTAATTTTCTACATTTAAATTTATTTACAGCTTCTGTAGTTCTAAAAACATCATCTAAATTAGCAAGTGTAATAACTAAAGATTTTTCATCGTAAATTCCTAAAGCATCTTCTTTTTTTATATTATCTAATGTATAAAATCTGTTTAAAGATTTTTTATCATTTAAACTTCTCTCAAAATTAAAATTTAATTGGTCATCGTTAATATTATTAGAATTATTACTTCCATAATATTCTCCTATATTAGTATATCCACCGTAAAATTGATTTCTAAAATTCAATTTGTTTTCTTTAATTTTATTTAGCTTTTTAATAATATCTTCATCAATATCAAATTTTATTTCCACATCAATGAAATATATTACTTTTTTAGAATTTGCTAGTTTTACACTTTTTAATAAATTTCCAACATAATAAGAAAAACTATTTTGCACTTCTCCTTTCCAACATAATCTTGCAATAGGTTCACCACCATTTTTGAAGTTCGTTATTAAAGATAAATACATATCGTAATTAGGAGTATTTGTTAATAGTTCATTATTATCTGTTGCTGAGAAATAAGTATCCATATCATGATGTGTATGAATTAATCCTGTTCTATAACCTTCTACAACATAATTCATTTTTTCCATTATTTCTTCTTCGGATAAATCAAATTCTGTTCCTCCAGATGTTCCCACATCATGCAATAAAAATTTAAAAGCTTCTATATCTATAGTTCTATCTTCTTTAGTCGTCTTAAATAAATCTTCTATTTTAATATCTTCTGCAAATTTGTATATTAAGGTTCCGCTCCATTCACAATTTTTTTCTTTATTGTGCATAAATTGTATTTGTGATAATAATTTGGAATTCATTTTAACAACTACTTTATTACATATATCTGTAACATTTTTTAAAGAATAGTTATTGTTTTGTATTTTCATATTGTATATTTTTTTCTAATTTTATTAAATTATTTATTATTTTAAATTCAATTAAATATTCATTTAAAATATTTATTATATTTCTAATATTCATTTCAGATAAGAAATCTATTAAATCTTCATTATTATTATTCTCGATATAATTAATTTTTAATTTTACATTTTCTCCTTTGAATGTAAATATTACATTAGCGTTAGCATTTAGCCCTTCTGTAATCTTATTTGTAGCTTCAGTATTAACAGAAGAAACAAATAATTTCTTTTTAACATCATATTCACAACAGTAAAAATATTTATCTGGTAGATTACTAGCATAAAATGCTTCTGTTATAATACTATAATTATAGAAATCTCTTTCTACTTCAATAATATCATGATCTATTATAAAATGTAATTTTTTATTTATACAAGGAATAATATAATTTTCAATTTGAGAATTAGTTAGAGATACAATATTACTGTAAATATTGTTGCCAATATCTTTAATTTTTCTATAAGGACCTCCTTCTAAACTTTCCCATGTGACATAATTTTTTATCGCAAATAAAAAATGTTCAAATCGTGTAGAATTGAAAGTACAATGTAATTCCATACAAACTTGATTTAATGCTGTTTGACCTCCAAGACAACATTTAGATATATGTTCGTCATAATACGATGATAAATGACTAAATAAGTAATTACTTGTATATTCAGCATAAGTTAATTCTCCTCTACATCCTTCAATACCACCTGTAATAGAAAAGTCTTCTTTTAATCTAATTAAAATATATAAATCTTTTATATTATGCTCTAAATTATTTCTATTTTTAACTGTAACATTATCAAATTTTAATATTATTAAATATTTATAATCAATAACATCTGAACGAAATGTGGGTAATACAAAAGAAGATTCTAATTTTTTAACATCAATAAAATCATAGTTTTCACCAAAAAATAAATCCAATGAGTTTTTTATTTGTTTAATTTTTTCCATAATTATAAAATTTTAAGTATAAAAAAAGAGAGAAACATAATATTTCTCTCTTAGATAGTTTTAATAATTATAAAATTATTTAATTAATTTAGATTGAACAAATTCTCTAAACTCTAATTCAGTTTTTTTTATTTCTTGTTCCAATGTCAATCCACTTTTTGTTTTTGTAACAGTTAAAAATAGAGTAAAATCAAATGCTAAAGCTCCATTTAAATCTCTACCTATATTTGTAGGAAGTATTGCTGTATCAGTGGCAAATATAGATTGTGTCTCTTTCACCATTCCTGTCATTCCTGAAGCAAATATACCATCAGCTTCTAATTCTTGTTTTAATCCTCCCCATGTATTAGCTGTTACTGTTTTGTCAATTAATCCGCTTTGAGCGTCACTAAATATTTTTATCTTTCTCATAGTTTATTATTTTTCTATTAAATTGTTTTCTTTAATGTCGTTTATATATAATTCTGTAAATTCATCATCTACAGATTTAATTTGTTTAAATAATTCTCTAGCTTTATCACGTATATCCTTATTCTCACCATATAAAATTAGACTCTTTATTCTTTCTACTTGTTCTTCTAAAGAATTTCTAATTTTATTTTTCCCCCACTCTAACACGATATTTCCAAAGATATTTATTAATTTATATGTTAATATCTCATTATATATCATTTTTTTTAATTAATGGATAACTTTTAAATAGCATCCTGGTTTTTCTTTATTATATGTATACCATTTATTATTTCTTTTATATGGAAAAGGTATAAGATAATCCATATTATCATCTTCTATAAAATCATGAGCAACCATTAGATCATGAATAATCTGACAAGCATTTATAAAATCAAATTTATGCCTTGTCTTTCTAACAAAATGAAATGCTATGATTGTTTGACCTTCTGGTTTTACCCAATTTTTATCATTAAATGCTTTCTTAAATAGGTTAGGTCTATTTATATCTACATAACCTTTTACTATTTTCTTAGAAGATGAAAAATACTGTATTCCTAAAGCTCTTATATATTCAGATACCGCTTTAGACATAAATACACCTTTGCGAGTTGAAATTTTACTATTCTTACTAGAAGGTACACTAAAGGGTATAAATATTTCTGTATTATCAGACATTTATTATTTCTTTATTTAATAGTTTATCTAATAACTTTTTAGTAGGGTTATATCCCCACTTTTTATAGTAGTCGCTAATATCTTTAGGATTATTTACAGGAATTGTAATACTATCTATATTATACTTATCTTTATATACTTTAGCATTATTAATACCAGCTTCATCATTATCAAAAAAGATTTTAATATTTTCATATTTTTCTTTTAATTCAAAAATAGCCTTCTCAGATATAATACAATTTTCACTATTTGGAGCAATAGCATCTATATTAAATCTTGACAGTAATATTGTATCTTTTAATGATGATGTAATTATTAATTGTTCTCTTATCCCTGCTTCAAGTTGTTTTATTCCTTGTAATGTATTTCTATTACAATTTGTAATCCATTTAAATTTTTTATCGTTATAAGGAAATAAAATTTTATATTCCATATTACCGAATACATATGCATAAACAATACTTTTCTTACTTATATTATATTTATTATCGTTAATCCATAAAGAAGAAATAGGACAAACATTATATTTGTTCAATAAGTATCTATTTATACCATATTGAGTCCAATAATATTTGTCCAAGTTATTCCAATCTCTACGTTTTATTTGTATTTTAGTCTTTTCTTTTTCTTTTATTACAATATTATGCTTAATTCCAATATGATTCATTGTAGGTTTATGTTTGATATGTTTGATCGGACATAAGCCTAAATTAAAATCATTTGAAATCATCTCTAATACTGTATGATAATTACAATTAAATAACGTTTTTAAATATTCAAAAACATTTAAGGATTTATCACTAGTAAAATCTTTATAATACAAATGATTATTATAACAATATATACCGCAAGATGGATGCCTGTCATTTCTAAGTTCACTAGAGAAAGTTTTATTTATTGAAACAAAGCTTTTTATATAATATTTAAAAATATCATATTCAGAAATCCTTTTTAGAATTTCTTCTTTGTTCAATTTTAGAATTTCTTCTTTGTTCAATATTTTAAAACCTGCTCCTATAAACATTTATTTACCAAGGTTCATCGTCAGAAGAACTTGCTGGAGAAGCATCATCTAATGATGCTGGGTCTGGTTCTTCTAAAGGTTTTACATGATTAGGATTTTCTAAATCTACTTTTAGTTTAGTATCTTCATCATTTGGTACTTCTGTAATACTTTCCACAAAACCAAAAGTCAATAAATTAGGTCTTATAAATTTAATTGTTTCACCTTTATCGTTCTCAAAAGAAGACCATTCTCCTCCAAAAGCCCATCTTGCAATTTTACCTTTGAATATCGCTGCAACTTTTGTTACAAAATCTTCCGCTGAGGAAGCTTTTATTTCTTCAAATTGTTTTAAGATTCCAAGTTTATCTGCCATCACAGTTAATCTTGCTTTTGTACACCACATTGCATTAGGTATATCCCAAGCTCCTTCAGATAACCATAATGTTGTTTTGGCTTCTTGTCCAATATTATTACCATTTTCATCTTCCAACCCTTCTATTAGTTTCGTTTCGTGTGTAAATCGAATGTACGGAGTTTGTTTTTGAGATGATTCTCCATACTCTACATTCTTAATTACAGCTTTCATTACACCTGGTTTTATTGATCTTCCAGGTTTTTTTACAGGTTCTGTCACTTCGTAACCAGCTCCATTAAATTCACTCATATTTTATTGTTTTAATTAATTATTAATTATTTTTTAATTTACCATCTGTATCTTCTTCACTGGCAATCATAAATAATGATTGTAAAGCATATCTTCTACCATATGTCATACTAACACCCATCATTTGAGCTTGTGACAATTGTTTCATAAACACTATTGGAATATCCAAACTGCTTTTATGCCATTCTCCAGAACTATGCATTAATGTTGTATGTACTAAAACACTAGGTTTGTTATTGCCTCTATTTAATTCATGACTTTGTATTACAGCTAAACCATTTGCTGCTATTTGAGGTCTAATAATATCAGTCAATACACCTAATTCCATGTATTTATAACCATATCCTTGTTTCTCTTTAGCACCATTTGACATTCCTCCTTGTGCTTTAGACAAAGCTGCTGCCAATTCACCTATTGTTTCAGACATCGATTCGCCATAAAATCTAATATCCGAAGGATTTATTTTAACTTCTTTTATTGATTCTTCAATGTTTTCAATAGGGTCTTCAACTTTTTCATCCATTGAAATTTCATCATCTTTCATTTCTTTAATATTTTATTTAATTCTTTTTGATATACTTTTATCTTTTCTAAATCTCTTTCTATAGGTTCGTTAGGTTTATCTCCAATACGGAGCTTGTATTTAATTATATTTCCCTTTAGAAAGCCAATATACTCAGATTCACTTAAAAGCTTTTTATGAAGCTCAAATGGCTCCATACCTTCCCATAATTGATAATGTTTAGGTTTTATGTAGTCATATACCATACTATAAATCTTTTACTTCATTATATTTAAGATTATCTTTCATTATAGCAATGAATGGTTCTCCTTCTCTAATTTTAAGAAAATGCCAGAATATTCTATTATCTGTAATTAACTTTTCTGGTCCATAAAATTTTATACCTAATTGTTTAGGATTATGAGTAACAAGTACTACATCACTAAATTGATACATTGCATCAGCACCAAATATATCCGATTTTCTAGGATAGTTTAAATCTGGCGTTGTTATCCTTTCGGATTTTTCAATTTCTCTATTTAATTGAGATAACAATACAAATGAAATCTTTAAAGATTTCTTTAATGAATTCATCATAATCATTAAATCAAATAAAATTCTACGTTCTAATTCAGAAGATTTTCCATTTACTAATAAAGCATGATCTAAGGTAACAATAGTTCCATGTTCAGAATTTTTACCGTTGTTATTTCTACTTAGACAAAATGATAAGATAGTATTTTTTATTTGTTCTACATTACCTGGTTTATCAACATAATGTATATCATATTTAGATATTTTATTCTTTGCTATGCTTAATGCTCTATTATAAGTTTCATCGTCAAGTACATAATCTTTTTCTCCGCTATATAATTGCGAAGTACTTAATTTTAATTCTTTACTTAGTTTTCTACCTATAATCTTCATAGCCAACATTTCAAAGTTGAAATTTAAAACAGAAAAGTCTTCATTAGGATTTAAATCAAACAATCCTGTTTCAAGTTCATTAACAATAGCAGATTTACCTGAACCTGACATTCCAGCAATTGTAGTAATAGTATTCCATTCTATTCCTCCCATACAAGCTTCATTAAATTTTCGCCAAGGGGTTTTTAATGAAACAATATCACCTTTTCTTCTACCATCGATATATTTAATAATTTCTTTAGATGCTTCTTCAACACCTATATATCTCATACCCTTCTTATCATCTTCCATCTAATTATTATTTTATCTTGTTACCATAAGAAGAAATTTTACTTTCTGTTTCACTACTATCTAATAAATATAAATATTTATCATAATCAGCTTGATTTAACCAAGTATCTATATTGTGCATAAATTGCATAGAATTTGACCTTTTCCTCATTTTTAATTCAGCATCTAAAACGTTTAATATTTGCTTATGTAATAAAGGTTTATTTTTAATAAGTTTTCTGTATTTTATTCTTATTTTATCATTAGATTCAGAATCAACATTGACGCTTCTTAATGGTCTAGTGCCTCCATTTCTAGAAGGAACTTTAATTGGAAAATTTCCAAAGAATTCTAGCCATTTATTTTCTAAATTATCTACTGTAAAAATATCCTTTGCTTTTTGTCTAAGTTCAAATTCATTATCGTTTGTTATTTTAATGAATCCTTTTTCTTGAAGATAACTTAAATTTCCTTCATCTAAGCTAACTTCTTTGATTAAAAAAGGTATTTCTATATTGTTATATTTACAATATAGTATAACGAATAAATCTGCTGTAAGATCATTTTCAATAATGCAATAAAGATTTAAGGGTATAGTAATATCCTGTTCTTTATTCATATCTACATTTATTTTTATTTTTCTTGAAGAATACTATATAGAAACACTTCGTTTTCTCTCTGGGAAATTTTACCTTTTCCTTTACATACAGGACAAGCAATATATTCGTCGCTATGTCCATCATATATGTACTTAGAACCCAAACAAGAAGCACACTCTATATAATCATTCTTACTCTCTTTAGTTTTATTTTTCATATTGCAAATATAATAAAAAAATAAATATACATATAAAACTATATGAAAAAAATGTATATTTATCTTTTATCATAATTGCATATACTTAAATAAAACTAAATTACTTTTTTTTAAAATAATTCAGAATTTAAATCTTCTAATCTTTTAAGATCACTTTGTGTTTCTTCTAAATTCTTTTGTGCTGTAATAATTACAGAAGGATCGAAGTTTACACTACTTTTAGCAGCTTTTAATTCTCTTTCATAATCTCTTACTGCTCTTTTAGCAGCGAATAGTGAATTTTGAATAATGTTTTGAGCATTTTCAATAGCATCTAATTTTTGTGTTTCTTTTACTTTTTTATCATCTAGATAAATTAAATCTTTATATTTACTCATTGTAATTTCTTTTAATTGTTAATAATTAATTTCTAATTGTAATTGTTATATAGTTTTTAATATTTTATTATCTTCTTAATAAATTATATTTAGAAGAATAAAATTCATTCTTTGATAATGTTTTCCTAATAGGAAAATTTAAATTATCTACTTTAGGTAAAGTAACAAATTTCATGTTTATATTATTATCTGTTACATTTGTATTAACACATTGTATTTGTGCGTTATACTTTCTTTCCATTTCCTCAAATGGGGTTATTATATTTTCTTTCATTTCTTTATTTGTTTTATCATTAATACTAAAATACATACTTTTTCCAATTGTATCATTGAATAATATTTTATCATCGTACGTTATTTCACTACGATTTATTGAAATTTTATTATAATCGATACGATTTATTGAAATTTTATTATAATCGATACTGTCGATTCCATATTCATTACAAAGGTACTTCCGTACACGATCTTTTACTTCTTCATGAGTTTGTAATTCAATATTATTATTGTCGAATCCCCAAACCTTATCGAAATACATATTAGTTTCTGAAAATCTTAAAATATTAATATCAGTATAGTTTTCGTAACAATAAGGTGAAATATATATCGAATAACCTTTATATTCAATCCATACTTTATCATAAATTGTGTTAAAATCATTATAATAAAATTTCTTCTCTATTTCTGTAGCATGTCGAATACTGTTAACAGTTACACTAAAATCATAATTTCCTCTGAAAACATAATGGTCGTTCATGTAACGAACTCTAAACATTAAATTTGGAGTGTAACCTGTTCCTCCAAGTATAATAGGTTCTATACTTGCTCCAGGTTCAGGTAAACATACAACAATATCTCCTTCTTTATATTCATTTTCCATAATATTCTATTTTTCTACTTTCAATTTCATATCTTTCTTCTAACTCTAAGTAATTATCTAACATCATAAATTTTTCTATATCTGAAGCACTACAACAGACATTAAATTCATTAGATATTTCTTCTGCTAATTCATGCATTGTTAATATATTTTCAGGATTAGATTTTTCATTTATAAGTTTTATAAATAATCCTAACTGTGATTGCTTTACTTGTTGCTTATCATTCATTTTTATATAGTTTTTAATTATTAGAGGAATTAATAATAACGGCATTGTTTATCTCACCCATAAGACATAACTCCATAATGTTTATATCTCGTTCCCTTTATCAAAGCATTGTACTTTAATTATTTGTGAATGCAGGAATATTTTAATCAGCTTTCCTCTTAATACTGAACCGTTATTAATATTTTATAGGTCAATAGTAACTACCATATTTTTATGTTTAGCTACTATTAAATCTTTTCGTTTTACTATAATTTTAGCATTTACAGTAGAACCATTATGGAATTGAACTATCGGTAATTTTTTATCATTATCTTTAGGTTTATAACCTAGTTCAGATATCAACTTCTGCTTTTTTATTCTTTCACTATATTGCCAAGCACAGGCATTTACTGTTCTGTTTTTTAATCTATAAGATGTAATTCTTAAACCTTTAGGTGAACCATATTTTTTAACATTTTCAGCTAAAAAATCTAGTTCTTTTTGTGTCCATTTTACACATGTTCTTTGTTTTGCCATAATTTTAATTATTTATTAATTTTGCTATAATTTTAGATTTTTCAATATCAGAAGAATTTGTTTTTAATTCTTGTAAGACACAATAAACTTTAAATTCATTTTCGTCAAATTCTTTTAGATTATTATCTTTAATAAATTTAATTTTAAGTTTTAAATCATCTATTTTATCTTTGATTTTTATTAGTTCTTTTTCATTTTTATCGATTAACATATTCAAATTATCTATTGACATAGGAAATAAATTTAAATGAAAAGATGTGCAATATGAATTTGTTTTCACACCATAAAAATAAAAATAATCAGGATTTCCTATATTTACTCTAGATACTTTTAAAATATCTCCTTTTTTAAATGCATGACCAGTACAAAAATAGTTTTTTTCAACTATTAAATATTCATCGATTAAATCATTAGCATTTTTATAATCTGTTCCTCTTTTCATAATATTTATTTTTGATTAATTTTTTTAATTTTGTTATTGTTTTTACATTTATTATTTCTAATTTAGATTGAGAACTTTCAATCCATTCTGATTCTTTAGTATTCTTACAATATAATCTTATAATAATTGCATGTTTGTTGTTA